TCGTCCTGCGACCCTGCACCTTGGAGCGCGGCTAGCTCGTTGCCGCCTTGGAGTTCAAAGCCCATCAACCGCCCGAGCATCCCGGCGCTGGACAGCGCGAAGTTGTCGAGCATCCTGCCCCAAGCTATGTTAATCCGATCCATGGCTCCTTCGAAATAGTCGCCTATATCGTCGAAAGCCAACTGCATGCTAAGCTTAAGCACGGTGACACCAGCGCCCAGCTTTTGCCAAACCGCAGTGCCGATAGTGCCCAGAAGCTGCAAGGTTTCGCCAACAGACCCAACCTTGCCGATCAGGCGGATCATCTCGTACACTACTGTGCCGACCACAATCGCAAGCAAGCCCAACGGCGAGATGGCAATAACTGCATTGAGTACACCCCATGCACCCGCAAGCGAAAAAGTCGCAATAGTCGACGCAATCAGGCTACCAACGAACGCACCTGCCAAGATAACAGCCGCAGTGGCCGCGATTGTAGCTATCCGGCCAAGCAGCGACAAAAGCCCCTCAAGTGCGTTCGTGACTGGCCCGCGTATGTCTGTCCAAATTGCTGCCATGGCGCTTGCAAAGGTTGTGATGCCCCCCGCCGACGCGACAGCTAGCGCGTTGCCGATGCCTTGTGTGATCAGACCGAGACGCGACATAGCGTCGTTAGCCGCCTCGATCTTGTCCGCATCGATTTCAGACACCGCGACACCAAAATCGTCTATGTCTTGAATAGCGTCGTTGAGCGTTGCAGAGTTAAGCCGCGCCATCGCGATCGACCCCTCCTCGCCGAACAACTGCCCAGCAACTGCAGCACGTTCGGTGACCGGGATGAATGCGTCAATTGCTTCGTTGATTGCGCGGATGCGTTCGTCCAGCGGCAAGACTGCAAGACCGTCAGCCGTAAGGCCAAGGCGTTCTAACGCGTCTGCCGCTGGTCCTGTTCCGCCAGCCGCTTGGGACAGCCTGCGGGTCAGATCCTTTGTAGCCTGTTCGATGCCGCTCATTGAAACGCCCGCAAGCTCACCCGCACGAGCGAGAACCTGCAGGCTTTCAACAGTAGTTCCCAGCGACTGTGCCAGTTTGGCTTGGCTATCGATAGTTTGCATCGCACCACGTGTCACGACAAGGAGCGCTGTGGCGGTAGCGGCAGCAAACGCAGCACCCGCTACAGCGGCACGCCTAGCAAACTGCGCCATGCGGTCCTGTGCGGAAGTAAGCCCCCGATTTAGTTCGCCAGTGTCTGCGCCGATCTTAACCGTGAGCTTGGGTAGCATTCTTCATCTCCGCCATTCGACGCAATCGCTTTGCGTCTGATTGCGAAAGCTTCCCCGGCCCTGATGGTCGGTTGGCTTTCGTGTGGTTTTCGATCAGCCACCAAAAGTGTCGTGGCTTCATCTTCCAGAATTCAGAGGGCGAAACCCCAAGAGCCGAAACTGCTACGCAGAAACAGCCTTTGACGAACCGCTCACTGTCTTTCCCTCGTCTGCACCTTCACCGGCTTCCGGCGCACCGTCCATCAAGATGGTGATCAACGTCTCCACGGCTACCAGCGCTAGAAGCCCCTTGGCCTCAGCCCCGCCCGTTTTGATCTCTTTCATCATCTCTTTGTGAACTTCGCTAGGCGTTGTCGTGCCGCCTGCAAAGTTGATCATGATGGCGAAGCATCGAGCCAACTTATGAAACTGCGGGCTTTTACCCATAGACGAAAGCTGGGTCAGTGACACGACTTCCTCAATCGCCTCACCTAGTTCGAACGTGTCGCTTTCAAGAATGACCAGCTTTTGGCCCTTCCACTCGATTTTTATGTCAGGCATTGTATTCTCCCAGTTGTAACAGCCTTAAACGGCTGCTGTGTAAGTAAATGCTCCAGAGGATTGTAGCGTGGCGGTGAACGTCATTTCGCCATCGTGCGCGCCTTCTTCGACGTAGTTGGCCAAAAAGAAGTTGCCCGCGATGTCGCCAGTGTCTGGAAAATCGATCGTCAGGTCAGTCAAGAGCAACGCGGCCTCGGCACCATAAGCAAGGTCACGAACCTGCTTAGAGATCCAAACGCCCGCGATCGATAGATCCATCTTGCGATTGCCAGAGAAGTTGCCAAGCTCTCGAAACCCAGCGGACGAGATTGAACTGATGTCGACCGGGGAATTGTCGAGCGTGATGCTTTGTGTTCGTGCCCCAGCAATTGCCGTCGCGGCAATGCTGAGAACTAAGTCGCGGCCAGAGAATGCGGGCATAAGAAAGTCTCCTGTGGAAGTTGCTTGCGGGGTTAAGCCGCGAAGATGGGAATTGGGTAGTTAAGTGACGTCGCTGTAGGTGACCTGTGCTTGAATGACGCCGTGTTTTGTCAGGTTGTCCGGGTCTTGCATCCATAAAACCGACTGAACGATGGTCATTGTGTGGTTTGCCCCGGTGATTGTAAGAGGTTGATGGTGCAGGGTTCGCCAGATCTCGTCGGCAATTGTTTTCCCCTCTAGATAGTTGCCGGACCGCGACCAAACGTCAATGGGACAGATGGCTTGCACCCCGAAATTGGTGTTTGTGTCCCAAGGCGACGGCCTGTCCTTGCCAAGGGTGACATAAGGGAAATCGCTAGCAAGTTCGGCGTCGTCCGGTTGGAGTGTCTGGGCGTAAATGCCGTCGATCAGCGCCATCAGCGTTGCGTTTCCGGTCAACTTCGAATAGAGCGCGATTTGTAAGTTTCCGGTTTGCACTATCTCATTCCCTTTGCTATTGCAGCCTCGATAGCGCGCAAAAACTCGGGCTGGGTTTCATCAACCGTGTCCTGCCAAGCTGGGCGTGCGCCTTGACCACGCGACCCGTATTCGAGTGGTACAGCGTAGACTACTTCGTTGTAGACCTCGACGGCCAACGGCCCGACTTTCTTGAATAGTGTGCCTGCGGCTAGCGCGCCTTGGTCGGCCATTGGGTACTCACCCGGCACCGATGATTGGTGTGTCCGGTTTGGGTTTTTCAGTTCGTACACGACGCCTGATGCTGGCCCATCGTTGTATTTGCGAATGATTTCGGTGCGCATCTCTTGGCCCGTGTATTCAATCTCTATGCCCACTTCGCGCGTGATCTCCTCACCCATTTGAGCAAGCGCACGGGTCAGAGCCGCAGACCCCTCAACGCGAAAAGAAGGATTGCTCATTCGATAGCCCTTCCCCCGTCTAGCTCGATCACCAACCAGCGGTCGGCAAGCTCTATGTTGTTTATAAACCGTACGTTGTACGCGCGGCCCCGCATCTCGATCCGATCGCTTTCCAAAAGTCCGGGGAAGTACCGGACGACGACACGCCACTTGCTGACGGCCTCGGTGCGTTCGCTTGCGAACCGTTCCGACCCGCTTAACGCGGTCGGCGCACACCGGTCAGGTGAACCACTTATAGTCGCCCAAACCACGGTCCAACCACCCGCAGCGTCAGGCGTTCGCGTTGCGCGCTGTATGTCGACCGGTTCTTTGAGCATCCCGGCGTTATAGTCGCAGCACTTCATCAGATTAACGCCTTATGGGTGCGAGTGATGAGGTAGGTTATGTCGTAGACGTCGATCGTGTTGTTAGCGCGAATGTAGACGGACGCGCCATTTGTCTGCCAAGTCGCCGCAGTGTACACCGCCACGCTGTAATCAACGGGTCTGATCACGCCGTTGCCCTTGGGGAAGGTCAGGATCCTGCGGTACAGTTCACCAATGCCCCCGCCGATGTCGAACCAGATTTCGACAGTCTCGGTGCCAGCGTTTGTTGGCACAACTTTCATGTCGAGTGTGATCAGCATGCCGTCGCCGTCGCGCCCCGCAATCACTGAACCAGTGTAAAAAGTGGAGACGTCGGCAGGCTTCTGGGTTTCAATTACTGTGCCTTTGTTGTTCGGCAGAAGCGTGTCCGTGTTCGCGGAAACAGCAAAAGGGGCGATGCTTGTGTACGCGGTGTCGACATAAGACCCCCAACCGGTGTCATTCGCCTGCAAAGACGTCTGCGCCTTCGCAATCGCGGCATCGATTTGTGGCCCTGTATACGCGCCGTTGTAATTAGCCATTAAGCTGCCTCTTGGGATTGATACACCATACCAGCTGACGTGATGTAAGCT